CATAATCAATGAAGCGACGAGCCTGTTCTGGTGCAAGGATACCACCAGGTGTACCTGATGGGTTTACTGCGTTTGCGCCTGTTGTTACTCCAAAGTTCGCTGTGGCAATGTTACCAAGTGACTCTGCTGGAGTTAGATTTCCAAGAGGTCCTCGTGCTACTGCACCACCAATTCCACCTGATACGGCAACGCCATCACCTGTGGGATGATTAAAAGACTTTTGGAGCTCTGTGTTTGTTGTTTCTGACATATTGTTCACCTCCTAGTGATTTTGTTTTAGTTAAATAGGTCGGAATTTGTGAGGAAACGTCCGCCCCATAGGGATTTCTGAATCACTTTAGGTGATTCCTGTACAATCTCGCCGAGATCGCCAGACTTGCGGAAAGCGGTATCTGCAACTACGGCATCTACGGTCTTTCCAAATTCATTAAAGCTTCCCTTAACTTCCTTAACTTCCTCTGTTACGGATTCAAGAGATTTTGTGATTGCATCAACATTAGCTTGCATAGCCTTTACTGTTGCTGCAAGATCGCTCAAGGCATTAGTTACAGAGTTCTGAATTTCAGAAACTGCCTTAGCAACTTCTGCTGTTGCTGTTGCAACCTCAACTATTGCTTCGTCAGCCTTCTCTGTTACTTCTTCAATAGAAGGAGCACTACCCTCTTCAACAACTGCATCTGACTTTTCTGTTACAACTTCTTCTGTAACTTCTAGTGACTTTGCAATCGCCTCTGCAGGAGCCTCTGGAGCAACCTCAACTTCATTAACTTCTGGAGTTGCTTCTGCAACTACTTCTGTATTTTCTGTCATAGGATTATCCTCCTTTGCTATCTTAATTGTTCTAATGCCTTTTGCACTATCAACTAAGAACTTTATCATTTCTGTTTTTTCTGAATCATTTTTTTCAACAAAACCAATGTTTTTCATTTCTTCGCCAGTGACTGGACTTATCTCTGATTCATTTGCTGACAAAGTTACTAAGCCAGACTCTGAGTCATAAAATACATTTTCAACAACTAAGTTAGCTGATGATCCTGTTAGTGTGTCTACTCCGTTAACCTTTTCAACGGATACAATATTTGCAAATTGATTTGCTGGGGAATCTACAAGACTCAACTCAATCAAATCATATTCTTTAATAACTCTAATTGTTTTATCTGATTTTTCATCATATGCATCGTCCCACTTATTCATTCGTCCCCCAATAGAAAAACCAGTGTAGGTTCCATCAAGAACCTTCTCCCATGCATCCTGTGCGCCCTTTGAGATATACGCTGATACAAAAACACCCTTATAAAATTTCTTTGATTCTGGATCAAAATATTTTTCTTCTTTAAATGAAACCATCTTGCCTACTGCTGATGGCTGGTGCATTTCTCTGATGTTGCCACGGAACTTAGCAAAAGCCTCCATAGAAGCTTCAGTAGTTACAATGTCATCTTGCTTATCAAGGTTGTCCAAAGAAGCAAAGCCAGAGACAATACGCTTCTCTTTATCTACCTTTGTAAGTGGCATTGACAGACGTACATTATCGCCGTCTGTTGACCAATGTGCTTTATTTATATTCATGACGATTCTATTATACCAAACCTTTTAAACTATTTCTCAACTATTGAGACGCTCTACCTTCACCCTGTGGATTACGTCCAGTTGTGGTTGCAGGTCCATCAGATTGGCTATTGTTTCGTTCAGTATCTCTTGCTCTGTTGCCAGATGCATTCGCTCTAGAATCTGTTGCTTGTCTTGGAGACATTTCAAATGGAGTATCTCCGCCTGGATGCTGTGGAAGACCAATTGCTTCACGAGCCTCATTAGGCATCATAACTTGAGTCTTTACATATCGCTCAAGAATTTGTGATTGAGTAATTTCATCTGTAAGTGTAAGTTCGTTAAACTTTAACTCAAGTATGTCTGTTTTTTCTTTAATGATCTTGTTGATAACTTTATTTAAGTGCCCTTGTGCAGGACGTGAAACCTGTTCCTTAAATGTTCTATCTTGTGCAATTGATGCTGCGATTGCTGCTGAATCAGTACCGCCAAGTTTTGAAATTGGCACCTGATGAGCAACAAGAATATCATCACGATTTTGCTTGCGGTATTCCTTGAATGAGCCATCTTGTATTCCGTTTTCAATTGGCTCCATTTTGAACTCAACCTTGTTCTGGTCAGTATCTCCAGGAAGAGGAATATAAAGGGTTCTATGAGACTGTGCCTTAAGGCCTGTCTGCAAGAAGCGGAACATCTTGTCCTCTGCTTCTCCAGAAAGCTTTGCGCCCTTTAAGGTTACGACATATCTTGGAACAGCCTTATTCTCAAAGTAGTCAATGTTATATTGTGATGCAAGTTGATCACCAATAAGTGAAGGAAGTGCTGCAATAATATCAGGAATTCCATAGAAAGTGTTTAGTGGAGAATACTCCTTGATATGAATAATCTCATTTGGACGTGGATCTTCTGTGACTGGATTAGGATTGGTTGCACCAAAGTTTCTAAAGTAAACAATCTTTTGTGAAATGATCTGCATATATCCATCACGCAAACGGCGAACACGAATTGTAGTTGATGGTATATGACCAACATATCCAATGTCTCCATTTACTGTACGACCTATTTCAAGGTATCCATTTCCAGTAGACTCAACGTCTGTGTAAACCTTTTCCATTGTCTTTGTAAATGAATCATCATCATTAAGGTTTTCTAGCCAGTCACGCATTTCAAGCTTCATTCTTTCCATACGCTTCCGTGCTTTATCTATAGCGCTTTGTTCCTTACCCTCAAAAGAAAGCATGGTGCGGTCTGTTGCTTCAAATGAATATCCAAGACCAACAATATTTGCAACCTTTGCATCAATAGCAGCGTGGTTAGCAAAAGATGTATCATAAAAATTTGCAAGTTCATATAGATTATATGGAGGAGTAATTACATCAAATAGTCCATAACCATTTCTGTATACCGTTCCAGGATTGATCTGCTTTGATGAAGCATCCACACCTGATGGTGTAACATTTGCAGAATCTAGATATGCTGCATTGTTTACATCTGCAAACTTGTTAAGGTTTCTTGCTGTTCTACGACGAAAGTTTTGTTCTAATCCAGAAAAGTCTTTAAGCATGTCCCAAGATTTATTAAACGGGTCTTGCTCTTTAAAAGAGTTTACCGTTTCTTCTTGTGTATTTAAACTTGCAGAAATATACTGATATTCTTCATTAGCCATTTTCGTACGCTTCTCTTCCATGTGTCTCAAGTGTATCTTTTGCAGCTTTCCAAGCACCTAAGTCATTTTTAGAAGGTATCAAACCACTGACCATACGATCAAGTTGTTCTGAATGTTCTTCTTCTGAAATACGTGTTAGCCCAGGAACAAATATTACTTCTCCATCTCCTGCATCGCCATAGTGCTTTGCTGCATTCTTTAGCTCAGTCATCTTAGAGATATCATTACGCATAGACTCAATATTTAAAACATTACCATTACCGTCAGTAAACCAGCGACCATTTGCTTTTTTGTAAACATACAAGCCCCAGTCATAGTTCTTTTCAATGACCTTTTTGCGTACATTTCCAACAATTGGTAAACCAGTCTTTTGATTAATTAATGGATTAGTTGTATTACTCATAACCATAAGTATACCATAATCATGTTAAAGTGAACCAGTTGTAACCATTAGTATAACTTGATCTCACATGCGTCTGTGGAACAGTAGCTCTCGCCTTCAGCCTCAAGATTCTCTACACCATCATAAATAGCAGACCAATCAATTTTTCCAATTGTTCCTACGTATGAGTTGTATTCTTCTCGTGAGATTTCTGTATATGGTTGCTGTGGATAAGTTTTATTTCCCATTGGAAGGAATGAAACCGCCTTCAGTTGACCTTCATACATATTAAGTGCTGGAGCAACAAACTGCTTTTCTGTTTCCTTATCAAAAGATAATGTTACAGAAACACCATTGTCTGACCAGTACTTCTGAGCAGTTGCTGCCAAACCAATCTTTTCAAATAGGCTAACCTGCTTTTCAGCACGCTTATGTCCAGATGCTACAGGGAAATATACTACTGATGTATTTGCTGATACAAGGTCTTTTTCAATCTTATACCCCGCAGCTTTGAAAAGATGAAGCATTGGGTCTTGATCACCAAAACGAATAGCACGCAAATAAAATTCTCCTCCAGGACCCCAGTGAACTCCAGGAGTTGCACCAGAAAGTAGTGATACTGAACCTGATGGCTTGACGGTAGTTACACGAACTGACTCACGAACACATAGCCATTCTGAATACTGATGATCATATTTACGAATTGTGTTATAACCATCATCCATCCATTCACGTGTTGTTGGCAAACCATATTGGTCAGCAAATGCAGCAATACCTGTTAAAGATGTACCAATACGACGATTACGTTGCATAATACCGTTTGTTATTGGCCAATGTGTTGGCATAAGAGTTACAGTCTTTCCATAAAGATATGCAAACTTCAATGTCTTGAGGAAGTCCTCCTTAGATTCATGACGATTTAAATGCACTTCTACAAGTGTACATAATTCGTATGACTCTAATGGCTGCTCCGCACAAGGATTGAATCCCATAATACGGGAATCCTTATAGTCTGGTGCATCTGCAAGGCGACCATAATCTCTTGCAACTCCAAGCCAAATAAATCCTGGCTCTCCATTATCTGCAATTAAATCTACATAGTCTTCATATTTTGTTCCAATTTCAGCAGCAATGGAATTATTTGACATCCATGCCCAGCCTGGCTTTTCTGGATCATATGAGTTTCTTTCTGGAAATACTTCTGGATTCTTAAGATTAATAAATCCATCATCTTCTGGAGTTCCAAGTGCAAGAGTAGCAGAACGACGAACATTTCCAGAAACAACACATGTACCAATTAAGTTTACGGTATCAACAATTGCACGACTATCTAGAAATTCTCCAGCTCTAGAACCAATTACATTACGAATACGTGTATGGAGATCAATAAGTGGTGCTGGACCGCTGGCTACCCCTCCAAAGCCCTTAATAGGTGCTCCTAGAGGACGTATAAGGTCATAGTTAAATAATTGAATTGGTTGATTTTGACGAAGGAATGAGTTAATTAAAAGACGAACTGATTCTACCCATCCTTCACGGGTATCAGGAATATCATAAGTTGATGCTGGTTCAGTTGGAGCATAAATTGCCATCTTCTTGTCTTGTCCAAGAGTATCAAATCCAACTCCAATGCCTAACATTAAAGCATCCATTACCCAAGCAAATAATGCACCAGGATCATTGCGATCAAGGTCTCTAGTTGAAACCATTGCACAATTTTGAAGGGAAGCAGAGTTACGCTTCTCCATAGTCATAGGTGTACCAAATGCCCAAAGACCACGGCCTGGTGGGGTCCACTTTAGTTCAAACATTCTTTGAAAAGCTTCTTGTGCAGACTTCTGTGCTTTATTATCATTCCATGGTAAACGGTTATCTTTAGCATGATTCTTTTGAACTGAATACATACCTTCAATTACACGACGGCATACTTCATGCCAGCGTTCTTTAGTCCCATCTTCCTTAACACGAGAATATGTACGAATAAATGTTATTTCTCCTAACGAGTTAGATCCTGCATCTGAGAATCCAAATGGTGCTGGAGTTAATTGATATTTATTTACAAATTCTTCTGATAGACGAAAAGAAAATACGCTTTCTGACATTTTATATACCTTTCAAAGTAAAATTAGATGAGTACTTCATGTTTTCTGAAGTAGTACCTAAGTATAACATACTTTAAAAAGAAAAACACGCTCATAAAGAGCGTGTAAATCTTTAGTATAGAGTTAGCACTCTATTATTTTATAAGTACTATGCTGTTAAGTCTCCGACTACAACCCATGTATCTGTAAGACGCTTAATTAATGTTACTGATGACCACTGGGCACGTAACTTTAATCCAGGTGTTCCATTTATAGTAACGCCTAATCCAGCAGTAATTGTTGTTTGACCTGCTCCAGTTTGTAGAACTGTAATTTGTGATCCTACTGGAAAATCAACTGATGAGCTTGGTGGAACTGTTAAAGTATTTGCAGATGCATTACTGATTTCAACAAGCTTTCCTTTATCTGCAAGAGCTAAAGTATAAGATGCTGACTGTGCATTAGTTGCAATATCAGAAAGTATTAAGTTACCAGTTCCAATTTCATCAGTAACCATTGATGCAAGATTTGCAGATGATGGAGTTGTAAGGAATGTTGCCACGCCTGTTCCAAGGTTTGCAATTCCAGTTGCGACTGGCAATCCCGTTGCATTTGTTAATGTTGCAGATGCTGGAGTTCCTAATGCTGCACCATTTGGGATTGTTACAGTTCCAGTAAATGTTGGAGAAGCAAGTGGTGCTTTAGCAGCAAGATCTGTTGTAAGCCCTGAAATCTTAGACTGAGCGATTGCTGCTGAAGCGTTAATATCTCCGTCAACAATTGTTCCATCAAGTATCAGCGATGAAGTTATTGCCCCAGTTGAAATAGAAACTTCGTTACCTGATACAGTTATTCCAGTTCCTGCTGTGATTGTTCCTGAACCTGAGAACTGGAATACATCAATGTTATCTGTTCCAACAACAAATGTTGCAGGGTCTGCAACTACCTGAATCCACCCTGTCCCAGCGTTTGTTCCATCTTGTACGAATATGTATGCGCCTGGAATCTCTGATGCTTCATCACAATATGTACAACGAGTAAGAACATAAGGTGTTGAAACAGATCCCATATTTGAGACGTAGTATCTACCATTTTGAGCCTTATTAGTTTGATTCTTTACAAGAATACCTTTTCCAACTGCCCAACCTGATGCGCCACCTGATTCTGCAGGAAATGCTCCATTGGTGTTATGTGTAAGAGTTGCGCCTACACCTGCTGTACCATTATTGTATGTAGCATCAATATTTGCTGTTGTTGCTCCAAGAACCTGTGGCTTTGCAATAACTCCTGATGCTGTATTATCAACATACTGCTTGGTTGCTGCATGCAGTGATGATGATGGATCTGCAGAAAGTGTAAGTGCTCCTATCATGGTTCCACCAGCAAGTGCTAACTTAAGATCAAGTGCTGTTTGTGTAGCAGTAGAAACAGGCTTGTTTGAATCTGCTGTATTGTCAACATTTCCAAGTCCAACATCTGATTTTGTGATTCCAGTAGGTGTATTAATTACTGGAGAGGTTAAAGTTTTATTAGTTAGAGTTTCAGTTTTAGAATCAGTTGACTTAGCATCTAGCTGTGTTTGAATGCTTGAAGTCACACCATCAAGATATCCAATTTCAACATCTGATACGTTAGCAACAGTTGCTTGCTTTCCAGATAGTTGAGTTTGAATTGCTGATGTTACACCATCTAAATATCCAAGTTCGGTTTCAGATATAGTTGATGATGCAGAAATTTTTGTCCAGTCAATTGCTGCTGTTGCACTAATGTCTGCATTTGCGATTGTGCCATCAAGAATCATTGCGCTTGTTACTGTGCCAGAAGGCAAAACTACAGTTCCTGTAAAAGTTGGGGAAGATGATG